TACCCGCCCGCCAGCATCGCCGCGTTGGCCTGGGCGTTCTCCGCGCTGGCGGCAGCATTGGCCTGGGCCTGGGCGCGGTACTGCTGGTAGGCTTTGCTGCCGGTGTCCCAGTCGAACCCTGTGCCGATTTGCCCGGTCAGGCTGTCCATTGCTTCCTTGTTCCGGCTCACATAGTCCGCCGGGCGGTTGGCATTCCATTCCCTCTCTTCCTGTTCCGCCTGGTTCTTTCTCCGTAGGGTATCAAACAACATAAACTTTCCTTCTTTCTGCCCTCTGTCGCAGGGCCCGCCATTTTCCCGCAAAACAAAATTTCACTCGTCCACTGCAAACCTCACCGCCATGCCAAGGGCCCCACACCGGTCTTCAGAACAAGCCAATCGCTTTCGCCACCCACGGCAGCAGCTGTGCACCCACCTGCAAAACGTTCCCCCAGAAGCTGGTGTTGTTCGCATCCTTCTTCTGGTTGGCCCCCACCGCGTTGGCATATTCGGTCTGAGCACTGTTCAGCTGGCCATAGTAATTGTTCAGGCGAGTGTTGTAATCGTTGATCGCCAGCTGCTTCTGCTGCTGCAAAGAGCTCAGCCGGTTGCCCAGGTCACTCTTCTTGGTGGCATATTCGTTGTAAGCCTGGCTGTACAAGCTGTCTGCCACGTCCGAAAGCCCGTTCATGGTGCTCTGGTAGGCCGTCTGCCCGCTGGAAGTGCCCCAGCTGTTGCCGTAGCCGCCGCTGCGGGCCGAAGCATTGGCGGCAGCGTTCTCGCTGGCCAGCTCCGCACCCCGGGTGTACTGGTTCTTGTACTGCTGGTAAGCCGCGTCCTTGGTGTAATCGTAGGAAAAGCCGTCCCGGTTCATCTTGTCCAGCTGGCTCTGCGTGCCGCTGATCTGGCTGTCATACTGGCCCGTCGTGTCCTCCGGCTGCTGTCCCTTCCAGTAATCCAGATTGTTCTTTGCCGTGGTCACCCGGTCATTGCTCTGGGCGTACTGGTAGCTGTTGGAATCGTTCTTTCTGGTTCCAAACACGCCGGTGCCCGCATTCTTTTCGCTGTTGCCGGTAATGCTGTCATACACATCCCCTACCATCAGCCCCACATTGTGGCCCGGGATCAGGTACTCCCACCATTCTCCTCTTGCCATCTTCTCACTGTCTCCTTTCGTTTACTCCACCTTCAGCCCCATGGCCACCAGCTTGTCCCGCATGGTGTCGCTGAAGTTCGTCTCGTCCAGGTTCTGCATCATGTACATCATCTGGTCCCGCAGCTGCATCAGGTAGTTGTTGATGCTCCGTCTGTCCTCCGGGGCCATGTTGTCACTCAGTTTCGGCATGGCGATCTCGCCAAGCCTCGTAATATCTGCCATATAAAATCTCCTTCCTCTAAGCAGGGCTATCGTTTCGGCTCCCCTCCGGCCACCCGGTTGCCCCGGCTCTCTGCCATGCTGAACGCAATGCTCCGCACCGCGATCTGCCCGGTGCCCTTGATCCGCAGCCGCATGGTGTCGTGCCGCTCCGGCACAAAGGGCAGGTTGACCCGGGTGTATTTGTTCAGAACCGCTGCCTGGCCCAGCGTCTCCCAGGCCCCGCCCTCATAGCTGGCCTGCAGCTCCACAACGCTGTACGTCAGGGCATCCACCCGTAGAAACACCCGGTTGATGTACTTGTCCGCCGGGATGTTCAACCCAATGTCGCCGCTCACAGCCTCAAAGCCCACCTTGGCTTCCAGATTCGCCTTTGCCGTGTCGGTGTCCCGGTCGGCCTCCCGTTCCGGTTCGGTGGCCCACAGGTTCACGCCGTCCCACTGGTAGAGCTGCCGCCCCGTGGAGCACATTGCCCAGCCGGAAGCATTCTCTTCTGCCGCCGTGTCCTCCTCGTGCCAGAGCCGCCGTTCGGTGTCGTAGACCAGCAGCCGGGTCTCGTTCCGGCCCGGCACCCGCAGATGCAGGTAATACCGGGTGTCCAGCACACCGCCCACAGCCCCGCGCACGTTCATCAGCCAGGTGTTGTCCAGTCCGCCGCTGATCTTCACCGGCAGGCTGCCGTCCCAGGCCATCACGCCGTCAGGGGAAAGGTAGTACAGCACCTCTGCCAGCACACACATGCTCTTGCTGGCCTGCTTGGCCACGCCCCGGCACTGCACGCTCACCAGCTGATAGTCCGCCGGGCGGCTGCCGTAGAGCTTGTGCAGGCAGTTCTCCTTGAAGAACAGCACATAGCCCATACAGGTGGCTGCACCGGTAAAGGGGCCGTCACTGCCCACGTTCACGGCGTAGCTGTCCGAAGCAATGCCCCGGTAGCTGTACCAGTTGGTGGGGTCGCCCAGCTTGCAGCTGTAGATCACATTCTCCTCGCTGTTGCAGCCCCATACCCGGTTTGCGTTCTCAGTCACATATTCCAGCCGGGGCACCCGCCGCCGTGCGGTAATGGCTGCACCGCCCGCTGTGGCGCTCTCGCTGCCGTTCATGCTCTTCCATGTGGTACCGCCCGCCGTCACGGTAAAGCTGCCGTAATAGCGTGCGCTCTCGGTCTTTGGGCTGCCGGTCAGCACAATGCTGTCCCCGTCCATCTGCTCAATGGTCACCTCGCCGTTCACACCCTCGGCCAGATACTCTTCCACCAGCCCGGGCACCTGCTCCACCGTAATGGTGTCCCCCTTCTTGAAGCCCGCAGCGGCCAGCCCGGGCAGGGTCATCTTCACGCTGTTCAAAAGGATCTCCGCCCACTTGCCGCTCTTGGCATCGTACTGTTCCAGCACGTTCACATAGGCCCACTTGCTGGAAGAGGAGTTCTGTTTCAGAAACAGCGTCCCGTCCGCCGGGCCAGAAGGTTCCGTGGTGCCCACGCTGCTCACGGTGTAGGTCTTGCCGCCCGCGTCGCAGGGGGCAATGGTCACCGTGCCGGTCTGGCTCCATGCGGCGCTCAGGGCTTCCAGCTTTCCGGTGGCCGTGTCAAAGCTCTTGGCATCCGGCCAGATCAGGATCTTCGTGCCCATGCCGATCATAATTTTCTCGCTGTCCGTCACGGCGTTTTCCAGCACGATCTCCCCGCCCGCAGCCGCAGTGGCCACGTCGTCCTCGCTGTCCTCGGTGTAGCGCAGGGTGGTACCCTCGCACAGCAGCAGGCCGTTCAGGTGGTACATCCCGTTGCAGCGGCCCATGGCCCGCATGGTGCGCCGGGGTGTCCGGGTCTGCAGTGCGGGGTATCCCCGGCTGGAAAAGTTCTTCATCTCGTTAAATTCTGCCTCGGCGCAGGCATAGCTTTCGTTCAGGCCGCCAAAGGCCGTCTGGATGCTCTTCCCCGTCGAGATGCTGTATAAACTCGGCAGTGCCATCTCAGTACCTCCACTTCGTGGCCATCCTGGGCAGGTAGGTGTGCCTGCACCAGGCTGCAAACTCCTGCTGGTTCTCGTTGGCCAGCTGCATCTCGTTGGCATAGCGGTCGGTCTCGCCCAGGGCCGCGTCCATCTGGGCCGCCAGATAGTGGGCATAGTAGCTGTCGTAGGGCTCCGGCAGCAGCAGCTCCGCGTCCTGCCGCAAAAGTTCCTGCTCCCGGTCGTATAAGATGTCCGCACCCACGGCATCAAAATCGGTGGTGTCGCTCTTGTCCACCACGCTCTTTCTCAACCCCGCATCCGCCTGCCGCAGCCATAAGATCTTCAGCTCGCGGTCAAACCCGTTGTTGGGCCGCAGCTTGTCAGCGGTTTCGATTGCTTTTCCTACTGTCACGCTTATCTCATCCTTTCACATCTGCAACCCGGGTTGCGGCTCCCAGCGTCCACTTCGCACAAAGCTTTGTGCTCGTGTCCTGCTGGCCGCGGCCCCAACAACTCCTCCCTGTTTCCGCCACTGGCGGCGGTCGTCGTCGTTGCAATTGCCTTTCCTACTGTCATAAAAGACCTCCAAACAAATAACCCCCGGCACAGCGTGTGCCGCCGGGCCGGGGGGATACATCTAAGCAGGGCTCCCCCTTCGGGGGAGCTGTAAGCAGCTCCGGCCATGCCGGACTGCGCACTGAGAGGGTTAAAATTACGCCTTATTCGCCAGCTCTTCCATACGGGCAGCGGTCTGGTCGTCCTGTTCCTGGCTGTGGCGGATGACCTCCGCCACCTCCGGGGGCACCTCAATGTTCTTGCCGCGCTGCAACTGGTAGTTCACACCGTTCACGCTCACGAACAGGTCGCCCTTGTATTTCCCGCCGTCCGAAAACAGCCGGATCGTCTCAGTCTTTTTCTTTGCTTCTGCCATTTTATCGGCTCCTTTCTATCACTCTATCCTCCGCCGAACTCCTACACTTGGCTCCCCTACTAGGGGAGCTGTCAGCGCCCAAAGCGCTGACTGAGAGGTTTAGTTCCAAATCCGTTCGGCGGCTCATGGTTAGTTTGCCTCAGCCGTTGCGCTGTACCGTGCGCTGCAGCTCTCAATGCGCACCATGTACTGCTCCACCAGGCGCTCAGCGGTCTTGTGTGCCTTCCAGCCCACAGATGCGCGCTGGTTCAGGGGGTCATCACCATAGCCCAGCTGCTTCACGATGTGCTCCAGGCCGCCACCCTCGATCTCGGTGGAACCGTAGGCGTGGGCACCCAGGATCAGGGTGCTGAACACAGCCAGACCCGTCGGGCAGCCGGTACCCTTCCAGATCTTTGCCTCGCTGGTCTCCACAAAGCGCACACCGTGCAGCGTGCCGATCTCGCCGTTGTAGATCTCGTCCGGCTGGGCGTACTTGTGCACATCGATCCAGTCCGGGTCGCGGCGCAGGTCATAGGCTACATAAGGGTGGATGATGCCCACAAAGCTGGTGCCGATGGGGTCAGCGTTCATGGCCTTCAGCTGGGTGGCCGCACGGGCGATCAGGTCGCTGGTCAGCTGGCAGGTCGCGTCCAGGGTGGCGCGGCTGGTCACAGCGGTCTCCGCGCCGCCTTCGCCGATCTTGGGCGCATAGATCACATTGGTGCCGCCCGCCAGCACATCACGCACGATGGTGTCCAGGGTGCGGCCCGCCTGGCTGGCAATGATCTTGGTTGCCTGCAGGATGTTGTTGTCAATGGAGGTCAGCTGCAGCGTGTCGGTAATGGGTACCCATCCGCCGTACTGCTTGACTTCAGCGGTAACGGTGGAAACGTTCATGGTCTGTCCGTCCGGGGTCACACCCTCGGTCAGCGGAGTGGTGGCCTTGGGCAGGCTGTCATACTTGCGGAACTCAATGTTCTTGCCGCCGTTGGCCGGAATGGGATACGGGTCGCCGAACTGGTCATGCACCAGGGCAGGCTCTGCCTGGTCGATCAGGCGCTTCTCGTAAAAGGTTTTCATCTCGGCACTCATGCCGGATGCGCCGGTGGTATTCTGGTTCTGGGTGCTGGCCGTTGCAAACATCTGCAGATCCAGCTTCGGGTTCTCGGTTCTGTTGTTCATAGCTTCCTCCTAAAATTTATTTTCCTCTACTCACGGCTCCCCTACTAGGGGAGCTCCGGCATCTGCGCCGCCGTAGGCGGACAGTGCCGGTGAGAGGTTTACAGTGTAATCACTTCACCCCGCATGACCCGCTTCTCCATCTCTTCCATTTCCTTGCGGCTCATGTGGGATACGTCGATCTTGGTCTGCACCGCGCCGCCGGGGCGGGTGCCATTCTCGCCGGGCCGGGCGTTGCGCTGCTGCATCCGGTTCACCACGCCCTGCTCCACCTGCCGGGCCGTGGCGGCCTGCTGCTGTTTCAGGATGTGATCAAAGTAGGCGCTGCGGTAGGCGTTCGTCATAGAAACGCCCGACCGCATCATCTTCTCCACCTCCGGGTTCGCCAGCACCTCAGCCATGTTGAAGTCGGGATACTGGGCTTTCAGCTGCTCCGCTTCCCGGTCCCATCCGGCCTGCAGCTCGGCAATGCGGGCCTGCTGGGCACGCTGACGCTCCATCTGCTGGATCATCTGCTGCTGTTCGGTCAAGTGCTTGTTCTGGCTTTCCAGCTTGTCCAGCTCCCGGGCCGTCCTGGTGGAAACTCCCTTCTCCATGGCCAGCTTCTCGTAGTAGGCATCGTCCTTCACCGCGCCGGACCGCACAGCCTCGGTCAGGGCCACCAGGTCGTTGGCATCCGTGCCGTACTTTTCCTGCAGCGCCTGCATCAGACCCTTCATGGCCGGGCTTGCTTCCAGCCGCCGGGTCGCTTCGGTCACGGCGTTCTGCATCAGCTCCTCGGTCAGGTCGGCATACTCTCCGCGCAGCAGCTCACCAAAGGCTTTCCGCCGCTCCTCCGGGCTCTTGGTCTTGCCTTCGCCCTTCTCCTCGCCGTCCTTGCCCTCAGCTTCCTGGTCAGCAGCACCTTCCTCGGCAGATGTGTCGGCTCTCCCCTCGGGAGAGCTGTCGCCGTCAGGCGGCTGAGAGGGCGCGTTCTTCTGATTGCCGTCCTCTTCCCGGCTGCTCCGCTTCAGCACCCCGCTCCGCCGGGCCAGCCGCTCTTCTGCCGGCCGCAGGGCAGGCAGCTCAATGGCATTGCCTTCCCCGTTCGCTGCCCCTGCCCCTGCAGATGCGTTGGCTCTCCCGTTGGGAGAGCTGTCCGCGCCAGCGGACTGAGAGGTTCCGTCCCCGCCCGCAGCACCACCGTCTGCAAACATCTGCAGATCAATGGCATCTGCCTTGTCTGCGTGCAGGTTGATGTACCGCACATGCTCCGGGTAGGCATCCGCCAGCAGGATCAGACCGTCCGTCACCAGTTCAAATTTTGCCAGGCTGTCAGTGCCCTGCTTTGCCTGTACCACCATCAGGTTACTGTCATCGGCACAGGTCACGGTCCCGCTGTCCAGACTGTATGCCAGCGTCTGCATCAGCGCGCTCACGGCAGCACATACAATGTCCTGCCCCTTGGGTGCAAACTCCGCGTGCCCCTCGGCCCGCAGGAACATCATGTCTCCCATCTCGTTGTAAGTGATCTTGATCATTCTATCGCTCCTTCCAAAATTTCCTCTAAGCAGGGCTCTCGGGTTGCGGCTCCCAGCATCCACTTCGCACAAAGTATTGTGCTTGTGTCTTGCTGGCCGCGGCCCCAACAACTCCTCCCTGTTTCCGCCACTGGCGGCGGTCGTCGCCGTTGCTCTTCGGGGGAGCTGCAAGCAACTGCGTCGTCAGACGCATTGCGCGCTGAGAGGGTCATTTATTCGGATTATTCACGTTCATGGCCCGCTTTGCCGCCTGGGTGGCCAGGCTGTTGCCTCCGCCGCCCACCACAGCCCCCAGGCCGTTGGTCGCCGTCTTTGCGGTGGTCTGTCCGCCGCTGCCGCCGCCCGTGGTTCCGGCCGCCTGTGCAGCGGCCCCGGCCATGGCGCTCATGTTGGTGCCGTTCTGCTGGTCAATGATGGCGCTCAGCTTCTGCAGCTGCTCCATGGCCTGCTGCAGCTGGGTGTACAGGGTACCGTTCTGCTGCACCCGTTCCCGCACCTTTTCGATGCCCTCAAAGTCCATCATGTCCAGCACCGCCAGCGCCGCGTCAGCGTTGGCCGGGGCAAACAGCCCCATCTGGTAGCACTCCTTTGCCGTCTCGTTCTGGGAAAGGCGGCTGAAGGTGCTCTTCTTGGCAGCCGATACCGTGATGTCAAACACCGGCTCGTGGCTGCCCAGCTCCACCCCGCCGATCATGCCACCCGGCTGGGGCTGCAGCATTGCCCCGGAGAACTGCACATACTCCGGCTGGCCGCTGTCGCCGGTAATGCGGTAGACCCGGCTCTCGTCGTAGAACTGCCGCATCAGGTCCATGATGAGGTAGCATTCTTTGGCAAA